TACAACGGCATGGCTGCTGATCTGGCTGCACGTCAGACCATGAACAACATCCCGACCGAAGCATATCGTCGTTCGTATGTTGGTGAAGTTGCTGGCTTCCAGACCTTCAAAATGGACTACGCAAACCGCTTGACTGCTGCTGCTGGCACAACCGTTACTATCAACGGCGCAAACCAGTATCACGTTCCTGCGGCAACTTCGACTGCGGCAACTGGTGAAACTTCCAACGTGGACAACCGTTATCAGACGATTGCAATCACTGTTGGCGGCGGCACTGTCAAAGTTGGTGACGCGTTCACCATCGCTGGCGTAAACGCTGTTCACCACATCACCAAGCAGGACACTGGCCAGCTGAAGACTTTCCGCATCGTGGAAATCGTCACTGGTTCGGGTGGCACTGGCACCGTCAAGATCAGCCCCGCAATCGTTTCCGCACAGGGCGGTTCGGACGCTGAAGAACAGTATAAGAACGTGACTGCAACGCCTGCAAACGGCGCGGCGATCACATTCCTGAACATTGCTGACGCACCTGTGAACTGTTTCTGGCACCGTGACGCGATCGAACTTCTGCCTGCTTCGCTGGCAGTTCCGACCGATGCGGGCGCAGACATCATGCGCGCAACGACCGATCAGGGCGTTGAACTTGTGATGCAGAAGCAATTCGACATCAACACCCAGAAGACCAAGTATCGCTGGGATACGTTGTATGGCGTTGCGCTGGTTCAGCCTGAAATGGCTGGCATCATGCTGTTCTCGCAGACTTAATGATCTTGGGGTGGGGCTTCGGTCCCACCCTTCCTTGATGGGGAAAGTGCTATGCCGTTGAAGCAAGGATACAGTCGCAAGTCGATTGGTGAAAACATCAAAGCAGAAGTGAAGTCGGGCAAGACCCGCGCACAAGCAACGGCCATTGCACTCAGCACGGCGCGAAAAGCGGCTGAACGTGCTGGCAAACCCTCCAAAGCACCGAAAAGGAGACGCACATGAGCGTGATGCTTTACAAACACCCAGGAAAGCACGCGATCCACGGTGACAAGTTTGATTTCATTGTTGTTGATGAAGCAGATGTGGACGCGAAAGTAAAAGAAGGCTGGGCAAAGACAACTGACGAAGCCAAAAATGGCCCTGCGAAAAAGCCTGCTGCAAAGCGTGGTCGCAAGCCCAAGACTGAGGGATAAGCAATGGCATATACGAAGCGGGACATCGTTAATCAGGCGTTCGAAGAGATCGGTCTTGCTTCGTATGTCTTTGACCTACAGCCGCAGCAGCTTGAAAGCGCTCTGCGGCGTCTTGATAACATGATGGCGACATGGAACGGCAAGGGCATCCGCCTTGGCTATCCGTTGCCTTCTTCGCCTGCTGACAGTGATCTGGATCAGGTGACTGGCGTTCCTGACAGCGCTCTTGAAGCGATGGCCACGAACTTGGCTGTGCGGATCGCGCCGATGTTTGGCAAGACCGTTTCGCCAGACACGAAAGCGATTGCAAAGAAGGCATACACGCAGATCATCACGCAGTCGGCCACGCCGATCGAAATGCAGATTGATAACACTGCAATTCCTGCGGGCGCTGGTAATAAGCGCTTCCGCGACAGACAAGACCCGTTCCTGCGTGATCCCACTGATCCGCTTCAGGCGGGGCCAGACAGCATCTTGGATTTGGAGTAATCACCATGGCAACCATCAATCAACTTTCCGCAACTGACACGCTTTCTGGCGGCGATCTGCTTCCAGTCTACAAGCAGAACCAAGGGGACGCGCGCAAAGCATCCATCACGACCCTGATGGATTATGTGAACGCGAACGTCACGACCGTCACGCAGAACACCCAGTATGCAGCGCCTGCGGCCACTGGCTTTAGCGTCACTGTGAACACAGGCAACGTCTGGCTGATCCTGACACCCGTCAGCACTTATGCTGCTGGTGCGATCGTTCTGCCCACTGGCGCGACCGACAAAGACACTGTGACCGTGAACTGCACGCAGATCGTCACTTCGTTGACCGTTTCTTCTGGCGCGACTGTTGTTGGCGCACCGACAACGCTGGCGGCAAACGGCTTCTTCACCATGCGTTATGACGCAGCAACTTCGACTTGGTATCGAATTGCTTAGCGATGAAATATTTGGTATAGCGATGCTGAAAGGAGTTTCGCTATGCCGCAAAAAAGAGAAATTGAAATTGTTGGGGACATTGCAATGGTTCCATTGACGCGAGGTTTTGTTGCGAAAGTAGACGCAGCTGACGTTGATAAGGTCAGCGGATACAACTGGTTTGCAATCGTTCAAAAACATTGCGTTTATGCAATGCGCAGGGTTTCTGGTGTGAAGGGTCGTGGAAGTAAAATATCTATGCATCGACATTTGCTTGGTGCAAAAGATGGCATTCAAGTAGATCATATTGATCTTGATGGCTTAAATAATCGCAGGTCGAATTTAAGATTTGCTGATCCATCTGAAAATTCTGCAAACCGTCGCAAAAACAGCAGGAACACATCTGGATATAAAGGTGTGTGTTGGAACAAAGCCTGCGGGAAGTGGCAGGCTCAAATTCGATCTGGAAATGTTCGAAAATATCTTGGCCTGTTTGATACAGCGGAAAAAGCGTATAATGCATATTGTGAAGCTGCGAAAGCTGAACACAAACAGTTTGCGAGGCTGACCTAATGCAAATACCCATCCTGAACGGCATCTACGCTGACGCAACGCCAGACTTTCGGACATCGTATCCGAAGAACTTGGTGCCTGTGCCAAAGCAGACAGGCATTTCGGCGGGCTATCTTCGGCCCGCTGATGGCATTGTGGAAGCGGGGACTGGCCCAGGGGTAAACCGTGGCGGCATCAACTGGAACGGCACGCTGTATCGCGTGATGGGAACCAAACTGGTTTCGATCGCAGAAGATAACACCGTGACCGAAATCGGCGATGTTGGCACTGGCAACCGCGTGACGTTTGATTATGGCTTCACTTATCTGGCGGTCGCTTCTGGCGGTCGCCTGTATCTGTATGATGGCACAACGCTGACGCAAGTCACCGATCCCGATCTTGGCACTGCCTTGGACGTTGTTTGGGTCGATGGGTATTACATGACAACGGACGGTGAATTTCTGGTCGTGACTGACCTTGATGATCCATTTGCCGTGAACCCGCTGAAGTATGGTTCTTCTGAAGCTGATCCTGATCCCGTCAATGCTCTGCTGAAGCTGCGTAACGAAATCTACGCGCTGAACCGATACACGATCGAAGTCTTCGACAACGTGGGGACCACTGGCTTTCCGTTTCAGCGCATCGCGGGTGCGCAAATCCAGAAGGGGACAGTCGGCACGCACGCCAACTGCGTCTTCATGGACAACATCGCGTTTTTGGGCGGCGGTCGCAACGAAGCGCCTTCGATTTACATGGGCGCAAACGGATCGACCCAAAAGATCGCCACGCGTGAAGTTGAAGAAATTCTGGCGACATACACCGAAGCGCAGCTGTCCGTTGCGTTCTTGGAAGAGCGCACAGACAAAGCGCATCAGTTCTTGATCGTTCACTTGCCAAATCACACGCTGGTGTTCGATGGCGCTGCAACGCAAGTCATGGGCCAGCCCGTTTGGTTCTCGCTGTCTTCGACGCTGGTTGGCGATGGCAAGTGGAACGCCTGCACTGTGATCTGGTGCTATGACAAGTGGAACGTCTGCCACCCAGACACAGATCAGTTCGGGTATCTCGACAGCACCATTTCTTCGCACTGGGGGATTGATGTTGGTTGGGAATTTGGCACGCAGATCGTTTACAACGAAAGCAACGGCGTCATCTTTCACGAAATGGAACTGATCGCACTGACTGGCCACGTTGCATCTGGCACGTCACCAACGATCTGGACGCAGTATTCAAGCGATGGCGAAACATGGAGCGTTGAAAAGCCGATACGCGCAGGGACGCTGGGGCAGCGCGCCAAGCGCCTTGTCTGGCTTCAGCAGGGTCACATGAACAACTGGCGCATCCAGCGCTTCCGTGGCACGTCTGAAGCGCACATTGCGATGGCACGATTGGAGGCGCGGCTTGAGCCGCTGGCGTTCTGATGGCTGATCCAACAACACCAACGCGAAATCAAATTTCAAGGATGGCGCAAAGCGATCCTGAATTGACAAAGGCGCTTGAGCGCCTGTTTACGGTTGCTGGAACAAACACACCAGCAGATATTGCTGCACTGACTATTCTGATTAAAAACGCTGCTTATGATGCTGGCGTGGCTCAGAACAAAGCTGAAAGCTATGAGCGAAACAGCGCAACAATCGATTATCTTGATTTCAGACGATTGCCGCCACATGCGGAAGCAGAGCGCCGTTTGTGTTGGAATGACGATGACGCAACGCTCAATATCGGCATGGAGTATGGTGTTTCTCAGCAGGTGGGATTGGAAACATACGCACGGGTTGAAAACAACACTGGCGTGACAATCCCCAATGGGACAGTCGTTGGCTTTGTTGGTGCTGGTGCTGGCGGTGCGCTTTCGGTCGCCCCGTATCTTGCAGACGGTTCGCAGCCTTCGTTGTATATCTTGGGCGTGATGACGCATGATCTGCCTGACACTGGCACGCAAGGATATTGCACCAACTGGGGTTACGTGCGTGACTTGGACACAAGCAGCTTTAGCGTGGGTGATCTGCTTTACCCATCCCCGACAGTTGCTGGCGCATTTACCAACGTGAAACCTACTGCGCCAGACAATGTAATCCCGATTGCAGCGTGTTTGGTTTCTGATGCTTCTGACGGCATTGTTTTTGTTCGCCCTACAATCGAGCAAATGCAGTATTATGGGGTGTTCAGCAAAACGACAGACGCAACACCCGCTGCAATCAACACGGCATACACGCTGACATTCGACAACACTGACATTTCCAATGGTGTGACGATCGGAACGCCCACATCACGGATCGTTGTTCCTGCCTCTGGTCTTTACCAGTTGGAGGCACGCGTTCAGATCAGCAGCGGCAATTCATCCAAAAAAGATGTTTATGTCTGGTTCAGGAAAAACGGCACGGATGTTCCCAACACAACACGGATCGTGACAAGCGATGTTAGTAACGGTTATGTCACTGTTGCGCTGACAGAAATCATTTCTCTGGAAGCGTCTGACTACATTGAAATGGCATATGCGGCGAATGACACAAACGTCACGGTTGACAGCGTTGCTTCCACGGCATTCGCCCCAGCAGCGCCAGCCATAATCCTTACAGTAACGCAGGTGCAGCAATGACAATTACACCAACAGTTCTGATCGAACCCAAGCTGGCTGAAGCCACGAACACCGTGCAATACACCGCAGATGGCGTGAACGCGATCGTGGACAAGTTCACAGTGACCAACAACGGCGCTGCTGCGGCGACCATCACGATCAACGTGGTGACGAACCTTGGCACTGCATCGACCGCAAACCGCATCGTGAACGCTCGAAACATCGAGGTCGGGGAATGTTACACTTGCCCAGAAATGGTGGGTCAGGTGCTTGTCGATGCGGATTACATTTCAACGACTGCCAGCGCAGCAACAACACTGACCATTCGTGCTTCAGGGCGCGAGATCACGCTTTAAGGAGATGGGCATGGACGAAATTTTTATTGGCTTGCCGCAGGAAAAGATCGTTTCCCCTGCGGAGAACAAGAAGAACCGCAAGCGCGTCATCGATGAATGGCAGCTTGGCCCTGAAAAGACATCGATCGAACCGACCGCGAACAAGGAATATTGGAAGGGTTTGGCGAAGGCATGGGGGCTTTCTGAAAAAGAAGCGCGCCGCCGCCTCTGCGCAAACTGCGAATATTTCAAGAACGGTCCGATGATGCAGGCGATGATGGAAAGCATCCCGCTTGATGACTTCGATCGTGATGGTGGTGGGCGTGGGTATTGCAAGAAGTTCGACTTCATTTGCCATAACTTGCGTTCGTGCCAAGCATGGGAAGAGGATTGATCGCAAATGCTTGCAAAATTTTGCAAATTCGGCGATAATAAAGGCGCTGAGATAGATGGCCACCAGCAGCCGCAATCCGCGAGGGGCTGCATGATGCGCGTTCGGCGAGCAAATCACAAAGACAAAAAAGCGTTTGTAAAGCAGGCAGAAGCCTTCTTTGCTGCATCGCCTATGTCTGAACGTGCTGCTTTTGACGAACATGGGTTTGCAAAGTTTTACGATCAAGCACTGGAAAGCGACACTGTTGCCTTTTGGGTCGTGGATCGCGGCGGTGAAATCGTGGGCATCAGCGGGGCAATGGCGTTCCCGCTGTATTTTGCCCCAACGATCAAGATCGCGCAGGAACTGTTTTGGTGGATTGAACCCGAAGCACGGGGGACTTCTGCTGGTAAACAGATGATGTTCGAGATCGAAGGGTGGGCTGAACAAGTCGGCGCTTCGCATTTGTTCATGATCGCATTGGAAAACGATCGTTCGAAGACCATGGAACGCGTCTATGGTCGCAACGGCTTCGCGCCGATCGAACGCACATTCACAAAGGAAATTCGCCATGGCAATTAGCACAGGGATGGCACTTCTTGGCGGTTCTATCGCTGGCGGTCTGATTTCGTCCAGCGCGCAGAGGCGTGCAGCAAGTTCAGCCGCTGGCGCTCAGATAGCAGCTGCGGAACTTGGTGTTGAAGAACAGCGCCGCCAGTTTGACGCTATTACTGAACTTCTTCGGCCATATGTTGCAGCTGGTGAAAGCGCAATCGGAGGTCAGCTTGCGTTAGCTGGTCTTCAAGGTCCAGAAGCGCAAGAAGCAGCAATAACTGCACTTGAGCGAGGCCCGCAATACGAAGCACTTGTTCGCCAAGGTGAAGAGGCTCTTCTTCAAAGCGCAGCTGCGACTGGCGGTCTTCGTGGCGGAAACGTTCAGGGCGCACTTGCTCAATTTCGCCCACAAATGCTTTCGAACCTTATCGAAGCGCAATATTCGCGTCTTGGTGGATTAACAAACGTTGGCCAGGCTTCAGCTGCGCGTCAAGCTGCCGCTGGTCAGACTGCTGCGGGCAACATTTCTAATTTGATCCAGCAGCAGGGCGCGGCATCGGCTGGCGCTGCATTGGCGCGCGGTCAAGCAACAGCAAACTTGTTCGGCGACATCACGGGCACCATCGGCCAAATTGCTGGAATGTCGCAAGGCGGCGTCTTCGGTCAGGGGGTTTTCTAAATGGTCAGTCCCATCAATTACATGATGAACGTTCGCAGTCCGTTTGAGCAATCAATTCGTGGCTTTGAATTTGGTCAAACATCACGCATCCGTGAAGAACAAGAAGCCCGCGCCGCCGAAGAATTTCCGCTTCTTCAGGAGCAGCGCCGCCAAACGATGGATATTCGTGGCGCACAAGAAGCCCGTGCAGCTGAACAGTTTCGCTTGCAGCAGGAAGAAGCGCAGCGCGCCCGTGAACGTCAGGAACTTCTGCGTGGCCGTTTGACCGATCTGGCTGCAAACCCGAACGCCACGGCAACTGATTTTGCGACCATCATGACTGAATTCCCAGAAGTCAGTTCTGATCTGTCACGCGGCTGGGATATGATGAGCGCACCGCGTCAGCAAAACGTTCTGCGCGATCTTTCACAGGTTTACAGCGCGATTGACACGAACAACGTGCCGATCGCTGAACAGCTTCTTGAAGAACGTTTGGCAGCCGCACAGAACGCAGGCAACGAAGAAGATGTTCGTCAGACTGAAATCATGCTGCGCACTTTGCGGGCTGATCCGCGTGCTGCAAAGGCATCGATCGGCTTGACCCTTCGTGCGCTGGGCGGATCGACATATGATGACCTTCTGACTGGCGGCAACGTCAATGTGCAGTCCAGCCAAGTGATTGGCGGTTTGGCATCAGTTGCGCAGATGCGTGATGGCTCTGTTCGCGTCACAGACGTTCGCACAGGCGAAATTGTAAGCGGTGACGCTGCGCAGGCACTTCTGGACGAAGCCCGTGCCGCAGAAGCTGAAAGCCGCCGTGCGCGCGAAGCTGGTGCGACTGAAGGTCGATTGACAGTGCAGGCCGAACTTGGCGCTGAAGCCGCTGGTGCAACGGCTGCTGGCACGACTGGCATCGAGATCGGTCGCCAGACGTTCGAGCGTCTTGGCCCGTTGCGTGCAAACATTGCGAACCTTGATCGTGCGATCGAACTGGTCGAAGACGAAGGCGCGAACACTGGTGTCATCGCCAGCCGCCTTCCGAACTGGAACGCATCGACGGTCGAACTGGAAAACCTCCGCAATCAGCTTGGTCTGGATGTTGTTGGCTCTGTTACCTTCGGCGCATTGTCTGAAAGCGAATTGGAACTGGCGCTGCAAACTGCGCTTCCGACCAATCTTAGCGAAGACGCCTTGTCCGATTGGCTTCGCCGCAAGCGTGATGCACAAGACAAGCTGGCAGATTACCTGACGCAGCAAGCCCGCTTCTTGTCCACGCCAGGTCGGACATTGGATCAGTGGATCGACTTCACCGAAAGCGGATCGCAGGACATGCGCGCTTGGATGCGTGAGAACCCGATCGGTCGCCGCACCGAACGCGCTGCACCCGCTGAACCAGCTGCAACTGGCGCAGCGGCACCAGAAACGACAAACGCAGACCTTCAGTTCATGCAGGAAATGCAGGCGAAGCGTGAACGTGGCGAACGCTTCACACCAGAAGAAATCGAACGCATCAGACAGATCGCGGGGAGACAGTAATGGCGATCGAAGGGTTCGATTTCACACGTTATGCAGTCGGCGGGGCAACTCGACCCGACAGCTTCACGCGTTTGAACCCGCAGATGCAGGATCGCTTGGCTGCGATGCTTCGTGCTGCTGACGAAGAACTTGGCCCAAATTCTTTGCGCATCACATCTGCATATCGTTCGCCAGAACTTCAGGCGACACTTTATCAGGGCGCACTTGAAAGATATGGATCGGAAGCGGAAGCGCGCCGTTGGGTAGCGCCTCCAGGTCGATCGCAACATAATTTCGGAACTGCTGTTGATTTTGCCAGTGCTGAAGGCGGGCTTCTTCGTGACCCCAACAGCCCAGAAGCGCAGTGGCTTGCGGCCAATGCTGAACGCTTTGGCTTGGCTGTTCCGCTGTCGAACGAACCGTGGCAAGTCGAACTTGCAGGCGCGCGTTCTGGAACTATTGCACCAACTCCCGAAGGCATGGCACCCGCTGGGGGACAAGGAGAAGACGTTTTGGCAGATGGAAATGACGCCCGCACACTGGCCCAGCAACTTCTTTTGCAAATCGGCACGCAGCCCGAAGAAGATCAGGTAACGCCTGCTGAAGCATATGGTGCCGCTGGTGCGATGGAGCCTGCGCCAGTTTCGGCTGCGCAGCTTGAAGCCGAAGCATTGCTGCAAGAAATTGCACCGCAAGATGAAAACGTTGTGATGACCACTGAAGGCGGTGGCCGCATTGTTGAAATGCCGCTGACAGGTCAGGAAGGCATCGACATCGAAGGTCGCCCCATCCGTCAGTATTCGTTCGTCAGCCCAGAGTTTTCGACCACAGATCAGGGCGTGGTTCAGCGCGTCATGGAAGGCATGTCGGTTCAGGACGCACTGCGCGAAGCCCGCGCCGCTGCTGCTGAAGGCCCGACCACGCTGCGTGAACAGTTCAGCCGCGAAGGTTTTGAAACCGCTGGTCAAGCCGCTGGTGGCTTGGTTGGTGGCGAAGGCGTGGCGCAAATTCCTGAAAGCGTCCCGCTGTATCGTGAAGGTGGCGCTGAAGTATCGATCCCCGCACCCGTTCGTGGCGTTGGTGAATATCTTGGCGATGTGCTGATGACCGCTGCTGGCGCTGGTCAGGGTGCATACGGTTACTTGGTCGGCGGTCTTGGTGATCTGCTTGTCGAAAGCGGCGTGATGGATCGTTCTGGCGCACAGCGTCTGGCACGCGATCTGATGGCCATGCCTGAAGCCTTCGCGGGTTCCCCAGGTGCGCTTGCAACGCCCCGCATGGCTGCACCCCGTGGCTTGCGTGCTGGCGAACGTGTCGCTGCTGAAGCCGAAGCCGCTGTTCCGCCCCGTGTTGCACCTGAGGCACCCCGTGTGGCCCCAGAAGCGCCCCGTGCAGCGCCTGAAGCGCCCCGCGTGACACCAGAGGCACCAGAAGCCCCCCGTGTCGCTGTGACGCCTGATGAAGACGCCCGCATCGGTGAATTGATCCGCCGTGGCGCTGGTTTCGGTATTGGCGCACGCCGCGCCCGTGAAGAACTGGCCCGCATTGCACAAGCAAATCCAGAAGCCGCTGCTGCTGCTGAACGCCTTGGCATCGATCTTCCTGTTGATGTTTTGACTGACAGCCGCCAAATCCGCGAAGCTGTTGGTGCCACCCGCTCGATCGCTGGTTCAGAAGCAAGCGCTGCGTGGCGTGATGACCTTCTGCGCATCACAGAGCGTGCAGACGAAGCCATTCAGGAACTTGGCGGGGCAACTGACCTTTCGACCGTATCTGACCGCGTTCTGACGCGTCTGACAGGCACCCGTGATGATCTGTTCCAGCGCGCCGAAGGTCTTTACACATCCGTTGATGAAGCGGTTCCCCGCAACACCATCATCGAGCCGAACAATGTTGTGCGCACGCTGAACGGTGTGATTGGCGAACTTGGTGGGCCAGAAGGCATGACAGCCGCAGAACGCCGCCTGTTTGAACTGGTCACTGGCGATCAGCCGATCACATATCGCCGCCTGATGCGCGAAAAGACGCAAATTGGCCGTGCGATCCGCCGTGGCGATGGCCCGTATGCTGACGTGGATCAAGCCGATCTGTCCCGCTTGTATGCAGCGCTTTCCGAAGATCAACTGGCAAACGTCAGCCGTGTTGGTGGTGAAGACCTTCGTGCAAACCTTGAACTTGCCAATGATCTGTATGCGCAGGGCAAGAACATGGACACCGAAATCGTGTCTGCGTTTGGCCGCGATCGTCAGGGCAGCATTGCAAGCCGCCTTCGGTCTGCGATCAGTTCGACAGCCCGTGGCGATGTGTCTGGGCTTCAGCGCACGATCAACGTCATTCCCGAAGACCTTCGCCGCGAAGCCGTGACATCTGCGATCCGCGAAGTCGCATCCAGCACGCAGGCTGGTGAACGTGGCTTCGGGTTCAATCAGTTCACAAACTTCTATTCGAGCCTTCGCCGCAATCCGCAGGCGTATCGTCAGGTGGTCGAAGCTGTTGGACCAGACGCCGATCGGGTGTTGCGTGATCTGTATGAGGTATCGCGCCGCGTCACTGACGCCCGTGCAAACGTCATCAGCACTGGCCGTGCAAACCAGCCATTGATCGAAGCGATGCGCGCAGAAGGTTTGATCGGTCGCTTCATGGGATCAACAGCTGGTCGCCGTGCGGTTCAGGCTGGCACTACAGGCGCTGGCGGGATCGCTGGTGGTCCTGTTGGCGCAATGGTTGGTGATGCGTTCGGCGACATGCTGGCCCGCGCCCGTCCCGATCGTTTGCAGCGTGCAAGCGCACTGTTTCGCAGCGATGATTTCAAAGCACTGATGGATGAAGTCGCAACACAGCCAGAACCTTCTGCGCGGACTGTGAACCGCGTTGCAAAT